ATTCTGGGAGATGCGCACGTCTTTGAGGTCGGTGATAGTGTTAGCCATATCAGTAAAAAGCGGGTTAGATGTTGGAGTAAAGCTCTGCACGCTCAGCATCCGAAAGCGAGCGGAGGAATTGAGTCTGTCCCTGCGGGGTGGTGATAGCCTTGAAGCGTTCCGCCACGGGTAGCGCGGTGGCATCGCCCTTGGGGGTCACGCTTGCAGCCTGTCCGGCCTTGGTACCGTAGAACTCAGCGGCGCGTTCCTCAGCGGTGCGGGCTTCCGCCTGCAGCTGGGAGATCTGTCCGCGAGCTTCCCGGAGTTCCACCTCCTGAGCGGCCATCTTTTCCTTGGCCGTGGTGAGGTTGTCGGTGAGCTCAGCATTGACCGCCTCAGCGGTTGCAAGGTCGTTTTTGGCCGTTTCGAGTGCGGTCTGAACTTCGGCAAGCTGTGCCGTGAGCTCGGAGACCTTCGCCGTAGCGGCGTCCAGTTGTTCGTCAATAGTGGTCATATATGGTGATGGTGTTGTCAAAATGAGCCCTTACAGTGGCGGGCTCGGAGTTTATCCTGCACGGCCTCCAGCGTGGAGATGGTCGCATCCACGAGTCCGAGCGTGCGGGCCTGTGCTCCCGGGAAGGTCTGGCCCTCCATGTGTTCCGGGGCGATATTGCGGCGGCGGGTGACTGCGGCCTTGAAATCGGCCCATGTGTCATTGACCTGTTGCTGCAGGAGCTCTCGCTGCTCATCCGTGAGGCTGGTACCGGTGAGGCCGGTTCCCTTGTACTTGCCTGCGGTGATTGCCTCCTTGCGGAGTCCGAGCTTGGCATAGGCCTCGCTGCAATCCAGCAAGGGAAGCAGAACACCGATACTCCCCACCCTGGCTGAAGGGGCTGCATAGATGCCGTCACACTGGGAGGCAACCCAGTAGGCGGCGGAGCATGCTTGCCCGGAGGTGAAGGCGTAGACATATTTCTTCTTGCTGAGCTCGCGGACGGCTTCGGCTAATTCGGGCGTCCCGTTGACCGTGCCGCCGGGGGAATCCACATCCAGCAGTACAACAAGTACAGCCGGGTCTTCTTGGAGCGTTTTGAGTACCTTTGCGGCCTTTTGCGCCTCGGTGTGCTCGATGCCGAACATGTTCAGCACGGCCCGGGTGGCTTCCGGGAGTCTGCGGAAGATGGGGCCATGGATGGGCACGGTGGCAAGGCCTCCGTCCAGAGTAAAGCCCGGATGCTCCGGAACCGGCTTCCCGGTGGGAGGCGTGGCCGGAGCCGGGAGGGCGGCGAGTTGCAGATAGCTTTCGGCTTCCATGAGCCAGAGGCGTTCGGAGGATAGTAAGGTGTTCATGTTGACGTGACAGGTGGGTTGATGGTTTCTTGTTTGAAGCTGGCAAAAAGGAGTTGCGGCGGGAGCCCGTACCGCTGAGCGGTTTCTTCGATGAGCTTCATCTCCTGCGCTCGCTTTTCTACCTCCTCGTGGATATCCATGCCCAGCTCTGCAAAGTGGTCGGAGAGGGTCTTGAGTCCGGCCTCCACATCGGAGCGGTTCTGCTGAGCTTCGCGCCCGGCATCCACAGTGACACGGCGGGGCGTGGTGAAGTTGACCTCGGTCCAGTTCTCCACGGCTTCGAGCTTGCCCGTGGTAATGGCATGGCCGATGACCCAGAGCCACAGCGGGCGCAGCATCCTGTCGATGAGTAAGGTCTGCCGGTAGGAGAATCGGCGGTCAGCTTTGGCCACGGTCAGGCGAACGCCCGCGCTGGCCAGCTTGGAGGAATCGGAGGCAAACTCGAAGGGCAGCATGCCCAGAGCGGAGTCGCGGCGCAGGTGCTCAAGAAAGCCCGTGAAGGTAGGACTCGGGCGGGAACTCTCAAAGGGTTTCAAATCCTCGCCGGGCTGGATTTTTACGAGCTTGCCACCCAGTATGCGCTGGAGCCATCCGGCATCCGAGCTTTCCGCTTCCGGTGCGCCTCCCAGCTGGAAGTCTCCATCGTCTGCGTTATCGCGGGCGGTGGTCAGAATACGTGTGATGTCCGCATGGTCCTTCACGGCGTGCTTTTCGAGGGCCAGCAGCTCCATCTCATCGAGGATGTGATTGATAGAGTGCTGGAGACTCGGGCAGCCGCGTACCTGTGAGGGCGCATCCGGGTCGTACACGTGCAGGATGTGCGCGGCGGCGATGTCCGCATGCGAGCCGTCATCCCGGAGCAATCGGTAGGCCATCGGCACCCCGTCCGGGCTGAGTTTCACGCCATCGACAAATCCCTCCGAATCTGAGTAGTCTCCGATGCGGTGGCTCTCGATGAGTTGAATCCGGGGAGAGTCTCCCTGCATGACTTTGTGGATGAATATCTCGCCATCCGTATCAACAGCCTTGCATACAAGATGCTCGCACTGGGTGAGATTGAAGCGGCCTGTCAGGTCGGCGTGACGGCTCCATCGGTTGAAATAGGCTTCCGCCTTGCGGTTCCATGCTCTGTCCGAGCTTTCCGCTTGCGGTTTGAGGCCATCTCCCACGGCATACAGGGCCATGCTGCCTACAATCTCACGGATAAAGCCGGAGTTGCGCACCAGATAACGGGAGCGGCGGACCAGCTCGGAGCGTACGCCCGGTGTCAGGTCGAGCGTGGCATCGCGTGGAGCACTGCCGGGAACCTGAGCCCGGCGAGGTGAGCGGTTGGCGTTCTCGTAGGTGGAATTGACTCCGAAGAAGAGACGCGCGGCGAATCGTTGAAAAGCATTCATAGAGGGAGGCGGTGCGGTACATAACTGCCGGGAGCGGCGGGCCTTTTGGCGTAGGTGGCCGGGTCGAGCTTGCGGAGTGCATAGGCGCATTCTTCCAAGACCTCAGCCACCGGCATCACTTGTTGCTTGGTGACAGAGGTACCCCCGCCATCACTCCAGGACATGATGGTTTTTCCTTCCAGCAACAGAGCTTTGGCCTTGGCTTGTATGGCCAAGACTTCTTCCGTGCTGAAGCCGACAATGAATAGTCCCTTTGCCATTATGCTTCGAAGGCGGCACGGGCCTTCGCTACCGTGTCGAATAGGTTGAGCTGGATGTGGGGTTCGTCTACCAGATTGACCCATGTTCCGCCCCATGTGAGGCCGGGCATGGTGCTGGCTATGGCTCCGAGTGTCTTGTAGTGAGGGCTCTCCCCCAGATACTCCTTGCCACGGAACAGGCCGAAGTCAAAAGCAAGCCCGAAGTTGTGCCAGCTCTGGCCACCGCGTGCATTGGTGACTTTCGGTCGCTTGCGGAAGAGTTTATCCTGTTCCTTGTAGCTCCGGGTGCCGTCAATGAGCTTCACGGTGATACCAAGCTCCGCCGCGCGTACGGTGGCGGCTCGCATCCACTTGCGGGCGGCTGCCTGTGCGCCGGGCATGAGGGTGAGTATCACCTTCTCGGTGCGGTCGTCGAAGGCGCCATAGGTTTCGGCGGCTTCACGGGAGGCGGTCAGCCATGCGTCCTCAGCCTTGCGGGTGAGCTTGCCGGAGATGCCGTCAATCTTGCCCGTGTAGTACCCGGCTAGGCGGAGCATGCGCTGCCAGAAGATGGTGTCCTTCTGGATATCACTGATGGTCATTGCCGCTCTCCTTTCCGGTGGCGGTTGCCTCAGTGCTGCCGGGGCTGTCCTTGGTCAATACGCCGATGAGACCGGCGATTGCCATCCCGGCGGCGATTATCTGCTCCGCAAGTACGGTCTCAATCGTGGCCCCGCAAGCGGTCGCAAGTGCTATCAGCCCCAGCCATGTGGAGCGTTCCTTCAGTCGAGAAAAAATGTACGTGAACATACCCTCATGGGCATGTCAAAAGGCAGCTTATCCGAGAAGGAATAAGCTGCCTTGTAAAAAATCGGGAAAGAGGATATTCAATCAAGCTCAAGACGGGGTATCGCCAAATTGAGTTCGCGTGCTTCAAGGGAGGCTTCGTTAGGCGTATGGGCCCTGTCAATAAGCTGAACTATAAACTGTGCTCCCGCTTTTGTCAGAGGAAGCCGTTCGTTAGTACACATAAAGCTCGTCTTAATCTTGCGGAACTTTTCAGATTTTACGACATTCCCTTTCTTGCAACGAAGGGAATTCTTCGCAGTCGAGTATCGTTGCTTTTTTACAGGTGCCATCATATCTGCTTTTTATTGCCAGAGAGGATGTTCCATCCAATGCTCATTCGAAAAGCCCAACACTTTATAAACGCTTTTCGTAGGAGAGTCAGGAGAGTTCAATAAATCTACAAGACGAGTCTTCCAGTTACTATGCGGGGCTATGGCTTTTATGATTTGATAGCAAAAGGTTAAAGCTGATGCGGTGGAGTCTTTTTGCGAAATTAAGGTATCGCCGTTAGCTGAATTAGACCAAGCATTATTACTATCATCCCATTTCAAACTCCATGCAGGGTTTTGGCTATTTTTCAAAATGCTTGCACCCTTCCGGCTAAGCCAACGTCTGTCCCAAACACGGGACTGATGTGCGCAAGCGTTTCTTATATCCTTGAGCAGAGCAATGCCTGATAAGAAGAAATCCTTATCTCCAGAATATCCTAGTTCTGTTGATACGGTATCTACTACAGATGAAGAGGCTTTGAACCCTTTATCCATCAACTTTTGCAGATTGCCAAAAGTCGTGAATTCTACAAATACCCAAACAGGTAAAAACATTGCATCACTATACAGATTTCGATAAAAAACGGCTTCTTCTGATTGATTGTCTGTATAGTAAGCATTAACTTTCGATAAAAAGTCTTTATATTTGTAGGAAGCTGCATAGTTGTTACTTCTCCGCTGAGGAGCATCCTCCTGCGTTTCCTTGGCCCAATTATATGCTATCTGCGTACGCAGGGCAATTTCTATACGAGAAATTGCATCAAAAAAGATTTGCCGAAGTTTTCGGTCAAACATATATCGGGCCATTACATCCTCCCAATAAGTACCGGGATGGAAACTCTTAGGGGTATTCCCAGTAAAAGCCAACGTCCAGTACGAAGAAAGTCTGTAGTAGTTAATGTATCTCAGCCGTTCGACTATCTGATTCTTCAATTCTTCTCTGCCTAATCCTTCAGAGCTATGCATTCCTCTCTGGATTAGTAAATCAGCCTGCTGTTCAAAAGTACGAAAATCTTGGCTCATGGCGTTGAATGAGATGACCCCGGAAGCGAGACGCTCCCAGGGTCAAATAAAAATTGTGGTTTTTTCACTACACTCATGTAGCGTCCGCAGGTTGCCCTTTAGACCCACCTCGCTGGAGGTATTCTACAACACTTTTGCAAAAAGTCAACTTTTTTGCATTTTTTTTGCATTTTTTTTGAAAAAAATCGTGTTATCGTCTCTCTTTCAAAATACATTGATGACCTCGATTCCGTTTTCCTGCAGGAGTCTGCCGGTAATTCCTTTGCAATCGCAGGAGGGCGAATACTTAGCCAATATGGCTTTGCGGATGCCGTGCTTCTGGCATATTGCGAGCGTTTTCTGAGCCCCGAGCATGAATTCTTCGGTGCGTTCTGTCCCGGTGACATGACGGCGTTCCGCCTTATCTTCGCAGGTCTCAAACACGCGCCCGCCCCTCCGCTTGACAGGAGTCCTGGGACAAGAAAGCCCGCCCAGAAGTTCCGGGCAGGCCATGATAAAGGGGCTATCGCCTATCAGCTTTCGGGCTGCTGATGAGTTGTGGATTCGTCCATGCCATCGACAGCGTTCTCCGAGGAGGCAGGCACTGACGAGGACGAGTCCTCCAGCTTCTTGCGATTGCGGTCCCATAACAGCTTCACTCCTTCCTTTTCCCAGTATTTGTATTTTTCATCGTATGACTTAACACCATAAGTCTTAATGCGGATGCTTCCCATGATACGCTTCATTTCCTCAAAAAGCAAGGGGTAATTTAATCGCAGCGCGTCATATTGCTCACGGCATTGGAAGGGACAACACCAGCATGCTGTACGCTTGAATCCGGCGGCGTAGCCGGGCCACTCCGGGATGGTGGCTTCCAGCTGCTCCTTGGTCATGGAGAATGCCGGATTGTAGATTATCATATTGGGCTTGGATTTGATGGCCTGCATCTCAGCCGTGCCGGAGCGGCTTGTCTTCTGCTTGGGCTGGCCTCCGCGTACCAGAATATAATCCTCGGAGCCTACCACGGATTCGATGTACTTATCCATCGGCTCATTGATGAGCTTCTCCACACAGTCCATGTACAGGCTGTCCGGGCTCTTGCCCTTCTCGAAATACTCGGTCAGGTAGGTCTTGGAGGGGTGGACGGTGGTCAGCTTGGCCCCCAGCATCTTGCATACGCGCTTGATGTGCATGATGAGGTCGGGGAACTCGCAGGTGTTCTCGATGTAGATGACTTCGCAATGTTTCCCGGTGGCGGCAAAGGCCTCCCACGTGGCTATCAGGGCGCGGGTGGAATCGCGTCCGCCGGAGAAGGCCCAGAATACATACTTGGCCTTGTCCATGCGCTCGCTGAGTTCGAGCTTCTGCATCTTCACTTTTTCGGCTTCCGCTTCCTCGTCTATCACTTCCGGCTCGGAAAGCAGGTCCTCCAGACTCACGCCGGAGAAGCCGGTGAGCTCCAGATCTATCTGTCCTTCCAGCTCGCTGAGCAAGGCTCGCAGTTCCTTGTCGTCCGATACGGCGAGCTCTGCAATGCGGTTGTCGGCAATCATGTCGGCCCATTCGGCAGCCTCGGTCTCGTAGTCCTGGTAGTCTACGGGTACGCTTTCCACTCCCAGCAGCCGGGCGGCGGCAAGGCGGCAGTGGCCTTTCACGATGAAGCCGGAGCGGTTGCTGACCACGATGGGATTGCGCCAGCCCTGTGACTTGATGATTTTGGCGAGCAGCGATATCTGCTTGTCGGAATGCTTGTTGGGGTTGCGCGGGTTCTCGACCATGGCCTCAATGTCGACCATCCGGGAGTGGGCGCAGTAAACTTGAATGTCCATACCCTTGCGGGCTTGTCAAAAAAGGCCACCAACGAGCCCGGC